ATAGTGGTCACCCATTAAGATTTTCTACAACAAGTGGCGGTTCACATAGTGGTGGTTCTGAATATACTACTGGCGTTACAACTTCTGGAACACCTGGAAGTTCTGGTGCATATACTCAAATAGTAGTGGCTTCTGGTGCACCTGTTCTTTATTATTATTGTACTGCTCATTCGGGAATGGGTGGAACAGCAAATACAACTGCTGAGACTGTTGAAGCTGGAAATGGTTATTGGATTGACACGACTTCAACTACTTGCACAATTACTTTACCAAGTGCAGCAGCAAAAGGTGATCAAATCGTTCTTATAGATTATGCTAGAACTTGGGGAACTAACGCAATTACAATAGATTCAAATGGTTTAAACTACCAAGGTGATCCTGATACTCTGACAGTTGAGTATACTACATCAGGTCAATCAATTAATATTGTTTACTCTGATGCTACTAAAGGTTGGGTTCCATTAGAAGATGATGTTACAGCTTTAGAACCAGTTCAACCACCTACACAAAAAGCAATAATGGCTTTTGGAGATACAGGAAGTGATTCTAATTTATCTAATTTAGTTTCAAGTTCAGGTGTTGTAGCAACTGATACAGCAGGTGTAGGAACTGCAAGAGATTCTTCGGGAGGTGCCGGTTATGGTATAGATAAAGCTGTAGTAGCCTATGGTTATAGTGGAAGTTATGTAAATACTAAAAATTTAATTAGTAATTCAGGAGTTGTAGCATCAGATTCAACTGGTTCTGGTACAGCAAGAAAATGTGTGTCAGCAGCAACCTATGGAGGAGATAAAGCAATTTATGGATATGGGTTTGATGCAACAGGTGGTCCTGTAAGTATGACTAATTTAGTTTCTAATTCTGGAGTAATTTCAGCTGATGTTAGTGGTGTTGGTACAGCAAGAAATTATGGTTCAGCAGCATCTTATGGTACAGATAAAGTAATATTTGCATTTGGTTTAATTAGTGTGAATACTAATATATCTAATTTATGTAGTAATACAGGAGTTGTGTCAGCAGATGTTAGTGGTGTTGGTACGGCTAGAAAAGAATTAGCAGCAGTAGGATATGGTGGAGATAAGGCTATTTTTGCTTATGGAAAAACTGGCACTCAAGTTTCAATGTCTAATTTAGTATCTAATGTTGGAGTTGTAGCATCAGACGTATCAGGGGTCGGTACAGTAAGAAGTGCTCAAGGAGGAGCAGCTTATGGTGGCGACAAAGGAATTTTTGCTTTTGGTTATAGTGGTGGTAATATAAATCTATCAAATTTAATAACTAATCAAGGAGTTATTGGTAATGATGTTACTGGAGTTGGTACTGCAAGATATTATTTAACAGGGGCGGGGTTTTCAACAAGTGCTTAAAATTAATAACAACAATAAAGGAGAAATATAACATGGCGTCAAAGTTTAATAGTGAGTTTAATTACAGATATCAAGTAATAGGAGATACACCTTGGGAAAAGATTAAAACTTTACAAGGATTTTTAGAGGGTAGAGTAAGAGCAGCAGCTCTTGAAGAAGTTGGAGATTTAAAAAACCAAGCTAAAGTTGCTAAATTAAAACATCTACAAAATGGTGGTAATGGTTTAGAGCATGAGATACTAGAACTTAAAGCTGAGATACTAGAAGCTAAGAGTCATCAAGCAACGGAAAAAGAAGCGTTTGAATTAAATACTAAAGAGATTGTAATACTTAAAAAACTACTAGAAGAGTTATATGTTATTGCAGAACCTACAAGAATACCTGGTTATTCTGATGAAGAAATGTGGGAAGCTAATCAAGCAAATGAGTTTACTGTTAATATAGGCAGAGAAATACAAGCTGAAATGATAGCAAATGGCAGACCTTCTCCAGCTAAATTAAAAAATGCTATGAGTAATCCCTATACATGGAACGCATTAAAGGATATAGGTTTAGTTCCAAAAGAAACAAAGATTTTAGTTGGAAATATTAATCCACATGATAAGATAAAACTTATAGGAGTAGAAGATGAAGTTATATAAATTAGAAGCAAGTGGTTATGAAACGTTCTTTGGAACTATGGAAAACCCAATTGCAAGAGATATTACAACAATAGCACAAACGCCAAGTTGTGATGCTTTTTTGTTACTATCTAAAGATACACAAGATAGTTTAGAATTACTAAGTACAGTACCTTCTGGATTTGATTTTACTTATTGTCAAGAATGGGGTCTAACAATTAATGACGCTGTTGTTGCTAGAGTAGTATTAGATTTAAGAAGAAAAGCTTATGGTACTTGGGAATCTCAACTAGAAAAAATCAATGACGATGGAATTGATAGTTGGAAAGTAGACCAAGCAGCAGTTAAAACAAAATTTCCTAAGTAGTTCTTTAAGATTTGCAGGTTGAATTTACCTGTAATCTAATATAAACCATAAAAAACAGGTTTTTATATGCTACAAAAATTAGGATTTGCACCAGGATTTAACAAACAAGTTACAGAAACAGGGGCCGAAGGTCAATGGTTTGATGGTGACTTTGTTCGTTTTAGATATGGCAGCCCGGAAAAAATAGGTGGCTGGTCTCAATTAGGTGATGATAAATTAACTGGTGTTGCAAGAGCAATACATCATTGGGATGATAATGCTGGTGTTAAATATGCAGCAATTGGTACTAGTAGTATTCTATATGTTTTCTCAGGTGGTGTGTATTATGATATACATCCAATCAGAGCTACCTTAACAGGTGCTAATTTTACAAGTACAGCAAATTCAACAACAGTCACAATAACTTGTACCGGCAATCACGGTTTGTTTCAAAATGATATTGTGATGTTTGATACAGTTTCAGGATTAAGTGGTTCAACATTTACAAACGCTACGTTTGAAGATGAAAAATTTATGGTTACCTCTGCACCTAGTGGTACAACATTTACTATTACAATGGCGGCCCAGGAAACAGGGACTCCTGTAACAAATGCAGGATCAACTTCTATTTTATGTTATTATTCTGTGGGTCCAGCTCAACAATTAGGTGGCTTCGGTTGGGGTACAGGTTTATTTGGTGGTACGGTTTTAGGACCAGCGACTACAACACTGGCTACAGCTTTAACTAACACAACAGGTGTAGTTGTTGTACTAACAGATTCATCAGCGTTTCCTTCTTCAGGCACAATACAAATTGATAATGAGTTTATTTCTTATACAAACAACAATACTACATCAAACACTTTAAGTGGCGGGGCAAGAGGGGTTAATGGCACAACAGCAGCCACTCACTCTGCAGGGGCTGCAATTACAAACATAACTTCCTACGCAGGTTGGGGTAGTGCATCTTCTACTGACTTTACTATTGATCCTGGTTTATGGGTTCTTGATAACTATGGTACAAAACTTATTGCACTTATTTATAATGATAAATGTTTTGAATGGGATGCAGCAGCTACAAATGCTATATCTACAAGAGCAACCGTATTACCTAATGCGCCAACAGCGTCACGTCATGTATTAGTTTCAACTCCTGATAGACACTTAGTATTCTTTGGAACAGAAACAACTGTTGGAACACCTAGTACACAAGATGATATGTTTATAAGATTCTCGGACCAGGAAAGTATTGATGAAACAGATTCATACACCGTACGAGCTGAGAACACTGCAGGTACACAAAGACTTGCGGATGGTTCTAAAATTATGGGAGCTATTAAAGGTAGAGATGCAATTTATGTGTGGACCGATACTGCATTGTTCTTGATGAAATTTGTAGGACAACCTTTTACTTTCTCCTTTGAACAGGTGGGAACTAACTGTGGATTGTTTGGTAAGAATGCATGTATGGAAGTAGATGGTTCTGCTTATTGGATGTCGGAAAATGGCTTCTTTACTTATGATGGTCAGCTGCAATCTATGCCATGTCTAGTAGAAGATTATGTTTATGATAGTATCAATGATACCTCGAGAGATTTAATTAACTGTGGACTAAACAATTTGTTTGGAGAAATAAACTGGTTCTATCCTAGTGAAGCTTCCGATGAAGTTGATAGAGTAGTAACTTATAACTATTTAGATTCATCAGCTAAGCAACCAATATGGACAACAGGTAGTCTAGCTAGAACCGCTTGGCAAGATTCTGCTGTATTTAACAGACCACACGCAACTTATTATGGATCAAATGATAACGCTTCTTTTGATGTTACTGGTAATACGCAAGGTAGTACGATATACTATAACCAGGAAACAGGGACCGATGAAGTAAATGCAGGTAATGTTGCTGTAGCAATACCAGCGTTTATAGAATCAGGAGATTTTGATATAACACAAAAAAGAAGTAACACAGGTCAAGCTGTGGGTACACCAGATCTTAGAGGCGACGGAGAATACATTATGAGAATAAGTAGATTTATACCTGACTTTATTACACAAACTGGTGACACTAAAATTAGTTTTACAACGAGAGCTTATCCTAATAGCACACCAGCTGTTAAAGAATTTACAATTAACTCATCTAAAACTTTTCAAAGTACAAGAATAAGAGCAAGGTCTATTGCATTAAAAATTTCTAACACAGCAACCAATCAAGATTGGAAACTAGGTACATTTAGATTAGACATTGCACCAGGAGGAATGAGATAATGGCAACAGATGCAGAGATAAGAGCAGCGGGTTTTTATGCAGTACCTGAACAAAGATTTTTACGGGATCCTTTTCAGTTACCTACTAAAGAAGTAGTAGAAGAAGAAACAGAATCATTTGGCATACCTAATACAAATGCTTTTACAAATAGTGGTGGCAGAGGTGGCGGAGTACAAGGTCTCGATCCTTACAATCGTCCTCAAGGAAAACCTTTAGATCCAAATAGTTTTTTAGGAAAAACATTTACAGGATTAAAAAATTTTGGTGGTACGGTAGTCGATAAATTTTCTGGACTTCCAGGTGTTGAACAAGGAAAAGGGTTTATAAGCAATATCATGGATAATACCATGATAGGTAGATTTGCAGCTATGAGAAATCCATTAAATCCAAATGCAAGTAATTATAATAAAGCTCTTCAGGGTCAAATAGATTATTTAAGTGGGATGTCTGGAGATGGTAAAATGATGATCGGTAAAGATCCCGGTACTGGTTTAGGTAAATATGGACCGGACTCAGCATTGTCTGGTCAAAATGTTGTATCTGCTTTTGGAACTAATGATTATGGAAAACAATTACAAAAAAATTTAGAAAGACTAGAAGGTTATGGTAAAAATGGTATATACAGTGATGCAACTTTAAAAGCGATTAAAAACACTAAAGATGAAATAGCAGGTCTTGAAGAAGAAGACGACAAAAATTATCAAGACAGAATAGATAGTTTTGTTAAAAGTTACAAAAGACCTAGTGTTCAAGAACTGTTTGAGAAAGTGAATGATGGTAATAATATTCATGGTGATGGAAATACTACACCACCAGGTGGCGGTGGCGGCGGGGCCATAGATGGTTTTGGAATTACTGCTGCAGGAAATTATACAAATCAATTTGACGGAGGAGATCCAGGTCAAGGTAAAGGTGGTGGTACTAATAATACACAGCATGGATCTAGTGGAATGTCAAAAAGCCAACACTCTGCATTTAGAGCGGCTAGTGGTGGTAGAGTTGGATACTTTTTTGGTGGTAGAGTAAATTTTAAAAACGGAGGACTAGCAAGTATTTTATAATGGCAAAAATTGTACAATCATTAACTAGAGCAGCAAAAGAATATGAGCAAACTAATATGCAATCATTGGTAAGAGACCTTGATGGTATTAT